TGGACGCTTGACTGGCTTCTTACTTACGCGCTTTCGCGTTGCCATTTCTGACCCCTTTCGCTAGGGCCAATTCTAGCTGAGACTCCATTTTATCAAGGCGCGACACTATTGGAATATTCTCCAATTTAATTATGTAGCGAAGGCCAGCAATCAGTAAAGCAATAGATCCCAATACTGAGGCAACTAAGGTTGCAAGCTCAGGTGCTGGCATTACTTGACTCTGCCGTAGCGCTCGTAGTTAGGGTTTAGCCAATTGATGATGCTAGGCAAGACTGATACGAGAGCTGCATTGGCAATTGCATCGACATCTAGGCCGACTGCTAGATAGGTCGCTAGTGCCGTTGCTAGGAATGTCTTTGCCCAGCTCTCTGCCATCTTCTTTAACTCGCTCATTAGCTTCTCCTTCGAGGTTGAAATAACTGCCATCTTTATCTCCCAAAGTTGTAAACGAAATATGGAAATGCGACCGATGAGGATTAGCGCCTTTGTAAGCTCTGCGCTTCCATCCCAGTATCGGACTCATAATCTTTCCATCGTAGATTATGTATTTAATTCGCTTATCGCCGCGCTTGGCTAACTTACGAAGCTTCTCGACTACTGAGTACGCTTCTTCCGGATGAGCTCCCAAGTCGCTTGTAATATCGAGCGCCCGAACGATTCCGTTCTCATCAGGATTGTGATCCGATTTGCGAGCCGAGTGCCTAGCATCGCCTATCCAACCATCCGATTTTCTTGAGCGATTCGGATAGTCATCATCCAGCTGTTCTCTTAACTGGATTCCGGCTTTGCATAATTTCGGCATCATTTACCAAGTTTGAAACCTTTTGGAATTGGCTTCTCATAATCCCATTGACGAATGTATGCACCTTGCCCATCAGAATCATCCTGTAAAACAATGGTTCCTTTGTAAGGGTGAAAATCATCCACAGTCAATTCAGGCATTGCTTCAATTAATTTTTCTGCCAAAGTCATATTAGCTCCTTACTCCTACTGCTGAGAAATATTGCATAGCTGCTCCGCTGTTAGTTGAAACGCTGAATACGCTGTAAGCATAGACTTCAATATAATCGTCAGAATCTAGATAAATTAAAACGCTCGGATTTCCAGATGGATAAGCATTTGTTTCTGTTCCATCTTCGGCATCGGTTGATCCATTTTTATAGATAGACAAATAAAGAGAATTTGCTGTTCCGCTGGCATTTAGTCGAGCTCTTGCGGATACTTGATAATAACCCGCAGTTCCGGGAGTAAAACGATCACTTGCAAATTTGCTATCTGTATCAAAAACCTCAGTGTCAAAAGTCAATTTTGTCCAAGCCGCGCCCGTTAATGAAGTGCCACCGGAAGAATATGCTCTAAATGCTGGCAATGTCGGGACTGTGACCGCTGCCCATTTAAGACCAGTAGCGGTTGAAGAATCCGCTTGCAAAAATTGTCCATTTGTTCCGACCGCTAATCTTGCTGGAGTATCGGCTGCTGAGGCTGAAATTAAATCGCCTTTGGCATCGACTATTGCGTTTTGAATTGCATTGGAATCATCTTGGGCCACCCAAGTAAAATCCAAATCAGTATTTGAATTTTTTGATAATACTTGGCCAGTTGTCCCACCTTTAAGATCGACAAAAGTGCTATCTATACTATTGCCCAATGAACGTATTGCGGATGCACCATCCTTAACTAAATCAGTGTCCGCAGGTGTCGGGAAATTGAAGTTCGTAGTATTTGGCATTAGTTCTCCTTAGGCGACTATTGTAGCGTTAAGCCAGTCCAAAGTTGGGCTGATTGTATTCCAAGTCTCAGTCGCTGGGACTGAGTTCCATCTAAACGCCTGAAGGCTGAAAGCGATAGGCGAGACATTTAGAGTCAAGTTAAGCTGGTTAAGGCTGGCAGTCCAAGTCCATCCCTCGACAAATCCTTGGAATTCACCGCCTACCATATTGGCTGGCAAATTGATGATATTAAGAGGCTGACCCATAAATACGCCAAGAAGGTTATCTCGGTCTGAATTGTCGATTTCACCGCTGGCTATTGGAAAGGTTATCTGTCTTAAGGCAAATTGAGGATAGGCTCTAATATCAAGATAAAAGGCTGCTTGAGCTTCAGCATCGCCTTGATTGCGAAGAGTGGTCGATATGGTAGAGGCAAGAAGTCCATAGTCAGATATTGACGCTGCATCTTCATCTGTAACTTCTGCACCTGAAGTGCCATAGCTAATAGTTATTGAATTTCTAACATCACCAGCTCGCTTAATAATTGAAAGTCCGGGGCCTATTGAGTGATTGCCATCTAAATCGACATAGCCGTTAGTTGCTAGGTATTGCGATCTATGAGTTGAATCTGCGTATCCGATTTGACCTTGAGAATCCTCATATAAATAACCAAGGCCGCTAGTAGCAAAGCGAGAAGCTAGGTTATAAACTGTATCGTCTAAACCGTTTTCAGAATGAAGCTCATAATCACCTGGGGTATCAATCTCACCCAATCCAATATTTTCTGCATCTTGCCATTGAGTTGTTGCGTCATAAGTTGCCCAAGTTAAAGCTGCTGGGACTTCATTCCATTGATTAAATAAAACTGTTTCCAGTAATTCTAAAATTCTATCGCCATCAAATTGATGAGCAAAGTTGCCAACATAGACGGCTCGGTTAAGTCTCGCTAAAGCTCCTACCGCAACTATCTTAATCTGCTGACTTGTCGCAGTTGAGCCAGAAGTCTGAACTGTAATACCTAAATCAGTAATAAAGCCGCCAAATAGATTCACATATGTTGCGGCAGAATTTTGAACCTCAATAGTTACTGCGTCATTAATTTCAAAAGCAACTTGAGCTTCAGCCGTTTCAATAAGTGTAAGGTTGCAATATCCTGCAACTGGCTGAGAGTAAATATCTGTTCGACCAGAAGTAATAGTTAGTCCGCTAAGCGTTACTCCAGTTACTGTTGATCCATTTACTTTGACTCGATAAACGGGATTCCAAACGGTCATAGAACTAGCTGGCTTCCCCCGCCACCCGTTCTGGCTTGAGTCTGGTTAAGCGCCAAGATAACTGCTCGGGTAAAGCCTTCTTCATCAATAGCCGATGGAGCATTTACATTGATTACCACATTACCGCGCTCTTCAGCCTGTCTAAACCCAGCAACATTAAATGATCCTGCTGGCATATTTTTCAAAAAGTTTTCTTGAGTAACTTGCTCAATTAAGGTCTGCGTTGGCTTGGAGACTGCGACATTGCTGCCACCACCACCACCACCACTATTAGGAATATTAAATCCACCACCACCGCCACCGCCACCGCTACTAGAAATGGCTGTGCCAGTTGTAAAACCTTCAGGCAGGCTAGCTGATGAAACTGTATTGCTTCCCGTTCCCCTAGCTGCTGCTGCTTGATTATCAAATAATTTAACGGCAGCAATAATCGCTCCGACAACTGCTGCTCCAGTAGCTAAACCAGCCAAAGGATTTAAGGCGAATCGGGATGCGATAGCTGCTGCTACTGCGCTATTTCTCAAAGCAACATAGGCAGCAACTAATCCTTGGATTAATAGAATTGTGGCTTGAATTCCAGCCGCTACTTTGCTCACCACAAATACTGTTGCTAATACTCCAGCGACCAAGAAAAGTTCATCTTTAAGATCAATAACTGTATCAATAAAGCCTCTTACTTTTTTGCCCCATTCAACTGCTGTTTTTTGTGATTTAGTTAAACCTTCATTAAGACCGCCAGAGCCAGTTAATCCTGAGATAAATGCTTCAAGTGCTGGAATAAAGTTTTGTAATATCCAAGCAGTTAATTCTTGGACAACTGGAAGCAAAGCTGCGCCAATAGATTCTTTAGCTTCATCAAGGGCAATCTTGACGCGCTCCATCTGCTTCTGTGTGCTCTGCGCTTCATTCTCAGAGAAGTTGCCAAAGGTGCTAGTTAGTTGCTGAAAGGTCGTATCAAAATCTTGCGACTTAAGGTCAGCTGCATCAATGCCCAGACCTAATTTGCCAAGGGCTGTGGTGTTCCCATCATAAGCTCTACCAAGGGCATTGGTAACTGATTCAAGCGGCTTGCCTGTGGCTGCGCTTAAATCTAGTGCTAAATTTAGTAGCTTCTGAGCATCTTCAACATCATTAGTGCTGCGAACCAATCGACTAAATGCTGGACGCAATTGATCATCAGTAATTCCAGCAGCGATAGAGGTCTGGGTTATATATCTTTCAACGCCTTTGATTTGGTCATCTGTTGCCTTAGTTGTGCTGCGTATTGTCTCGGCTAATTTAAGTTGGGCTGCTTCATCTTCCGCTGCTGCTTTAACTGCGCTGACTGCAAATGCGCCAATAGCTGCGCCAGCTACTGCAAAGGCGGCTGCTGCCTTCTTTCCAAATTCCGCTGCTTTTTCGCCAATAGAATCTACATCTTTAGATCCTTCTTGCAACTTCTTTTGGAAGTCTGCTGTATCTGCTAAAAGTTTGAGCGTTAAGGCTCTTGAATCAGATGCCACCTATGCCCCACTTATCTAATATCTTGTTAAATGCTCTAGTCCATTGTGCCACAATATTCTTTTGCTCTTGGCGAAGTGTTGGATAAATAAACCATCCGCGAGAGCCGCGCCCTTGTCGGCCAGAGTAAGCAGGGAATTGCTTGAACTTGTTAGAACCAAATTCAAAGCCAGCCCAAAGCATCTGGGTATTTGCTCCACCGCTAAATCTTTGACTAGCAAAGCCATATTTAATCTCGCCAGTAGTGCTGCTCTTAGATACTCTAGATCCGCTAACGATTCTGTTGATTGCTTCTTGACCTTGAATTCTAGTTCTAGCTTTGGCAGCGATAGCACCTTGCAGATAAGTAGCAAGATTGTTTGAAGTTTGGCGAGCCTCGGCTTTGGCTTCATCGCCTAGCAAGGAGAAGGCTTTATACACTTGACGGAGCTCTGTCCTATCAAATGCTGCGACTTCTTCAGCCATCCCTGTTCATCTCCTTTATCAGCTCGACTGCCGTTGCTACATCGTCCCAATCATCCCAATACTGCATCGGGATACCAGTCTTAAGAGCAACTATTACTAATAGCCGCCTTACGCTGTCGGGCTGATGGCTTTTGGGTCATCGTTGCTTGTCTTAATGTCGGCAACTGTCTCCATCCAAATATCAAAGCTCTTTACTTGCTTACCAGCGTTTTCGCGCTTATAAGCGTTATAGGCCAAGAACATCAAGTCCCAGATTCCTATATTTTCTTGAGCCTTGGTAATAGTGTGTCCAGTTGCCTTTTCCCACTTAGCCCATTCTGGCGGTTGAGCAATATAAGTTGCTGATTCGCCAGAATTATATTCAATTGTGATTGATAATTTCATAGCTCCCGATGCTCCGATCTCTTAGCTGAAGGTCTCTGTAGGTGTTCCAACGACAGTCATCGTCCAAGTATCAGTTAGCGCTCCTGGAGCTGCGCCACCTGCTGCTGGGAAGATTGGCAATACATTGAAAGCAAATACTGCGCCAGTTACGGCCGTAAATGAAACTGCAAGTGTTGTGTTAGGTGCTGATTCAGCATCAGACCACATTGCTTCGAATAGTGAGCTAGCAGCTCCCCAATCCTGTAGCAATTCAATTGTGAATGTCCATTGCTTATCAACGGACTTATAAGCGCGACCATCAAGGGTCTGATAGGTCTCGATAATTGTTTCGCAGCTGAGGACTGCGCTTGTTGCCTGGGCATCGTAAGCAGCGCTATCGAGTGTAAAGGTTACATCGCGCCCAGTTATTACTGTAGTTGGCATTTGGGTCTCCTATGCGGTTTGCTCGTAGCGGACGCTCAAGCGTATGTCTGCAACCAATAAATTGGTCGTTCCTACTGTTGTTACTGACGGCCTATCGACTGTCGATAACTCATACTTGGAAGCGTTTAGCGCTCCAAGAATACTAATGATTAATTGCTCAAGATTATCTAATGAAGCGGCGTTGCTGAAATACGCAACGCAAGCAGTAATGGTGTAATTTAATTTGACGCGAGTCGTTGATTTACCTAAGACTTCAAGCTCCATATAAGGCGCATCTGGGACAACTACAATTGCTGGAACTATAGGCGCTTCTGGAACTGAGTCATAGATATTAGCGGTGCATCCAGCCAAGGCGGTTTTAATAGCGCCTCTAACATCTGTGGCAATTGTTGAAGCTGGCATTAGCCCACCATAGTTTCAACATCAAGATATGGGCCAAGTAAGCCAGTTACTTTGGCAAGTAAATTTTTAGATAGGCGGTAAGGGGTAACTGCAAAATCTACGCCTTCGATTGATCCACCAGCGGCGGTTCTGGATTGGAAGATTTCAACGGAGATAGCCAGAATAGCAGCTTCAGCATTGGGGTTTCCGACATAGGTCGATAATCCAGATAACGCAGCGTTTCCTGCTGGGATGATATTTTTTTCCAATATATCTGCATTGGTGATTGCGACTGTAAATACATAATCTGAAATTTCGTCATCGGTTACTGTGTGAGTGCCATTGAAAGGAGCTCCGCAGCCAGTAATTACAACGGATTGGCCTTCGGTAAATTCTTGAATTGTTGCAGTCTCAAAATAAGCAATATTATTGGTCAGCTTGACTTTGTTAATCTTGCTCTGGAAAGTAACTAGCATTGGGAGAACTAGGTTCTCGGAAGCATCTACTATATCGCCTAAATACGCGTCTGAATATAGGGATGACGAAACGCCAAGAATCGTCCTAAGCTCTGCAGCCGTAACTATTGTAGGCATTTCGTCATCCTTTCAAGCAATTAGGTGAGGGGCCAGCTCGGGAGCGGACTGGCCCTCACTATTAGGGGTTTTATCAGCTCTTGTTGAACCAGTTAGCGCCAGCAGCAACCTTTGTTGCTAATGCGCCATAGCCATAGTAAGCGACCTTAATTTGGCCATTAAGTTTGCCATTTGAAACAACATTTGTCTCTAAACGGAAGCGGCTTGATTCATACCAAGTGTAGGACTCTGGATTTATAACTACCATTGAGTAGTCAGCAGTTCCATCTCCACCGGAACCAGTAAAGGTTCTTGCAACATATAGGTCAAGACCTAAAACATTGCCGCGAAGTGATTGTGGGCTTACTGCTCCACCAGCATTTTGAGGCTGTGAAGCTGTGTAAATTGGGCGGCCTGAAGATTCAGCATAACCCATAATATTGCCCCATTGCTCTGGTGTAACAACTAAGTTACGAGCAAATCCTAGTGATGCAGAATAAACTGCAGCAGCAGCGCTTGAAACATAAGCAACTAAGCCAGAAGCTGTGTTTGCTTGAGCATTAGCGTTTAGAGTTCCTGCTCCTTGAATAGTAGTTCCTACATAGGAATCAGTTGCTTTTGCATAAGCAAATTCCATCTGACGAACAAGCTCATCAAAAAAAGCAGGTGAAGAACGATCTAGAAGTTCTACGCTGAAAGTCTGTCCCCCAGCAAATTTCTTAACATCTACTGAAATGTAGCTGTTGGTCATTCCCGTTTCGTCAATTTCTGCTGCTTCTGCTTCTACTGCAACAGTTGGAACTGCTGTGATTTTTGGAATTTCAAAAGTCATTCCAGCATCAGGCAATACGCCAGAGGAAATAGCAGAAATTAGCGGTCTATCAGCATTTGATAGAGGATTTACAATTTCTGTTAATTGACGAGTTGGAACTAGTCCAGAGTTGTTGCTTGTGGTGTCGTCAGCTGCTAAAACATACTGACGGGACGCATCATCACCAAAAACTTTTGAGCGGATAGATGCTTCAAGATATTTTGCCTTGGTGAACTCAAGGCGAGGTGCTGTGTAAAAGGCTGGGCGAGCTGCCTCAACCATATTTGCTTTAGCTGCTTCAACCGCTTCTTCAACGGCAGGAGCAGGAGCGGTAGTGTCAGACACTTGGTCTCCTTCGTTTGGTTTCTCTGAATCAGCGGTTGCTAAATCAGAATCTTCTTTTGGTGCTTCATTCTCAGAAGCTGCTACTTCGCTTACGCGAGCAGAATCAATTGCAGGATCAGTTACTAAAGAAACTTCATCTAGAGTTGCTGAGGTAATCTGCATAACGCCTTTGTTGTTGGTCCATTCGTTTATCTGGGCTCCAACGCTAAATCCATCGCGCAAGCCTTCAGTTGCCTCAATTAGGGCATCTTCTCCAGCCATAGTATTGGCGATACGAAATGTAGCCACAATTTTATCGTTTTCAACAGAGTGGCTCACAAGCTTTCCAATGGGTCTAGTTCTGTCGTGTTCGAGGAGAAGCTTCACAGGCTTCATCTCAATAGAATCTTTTGCAAATACTGTTGGGCCTACTGAGGTATTGCCTTGCTCATTCCAAGTAACAATAGTTCCAGTAATTGTTCTCTTTATTGTGTCGGCAGCTGTAACTGCCATTGGCATATTAACCTTCATTTGGAATTAGATCCTCTTCTCGCTGAATTTGCTCAACGCTCATCGCGCCAATGCGGTTTAGAATTTCATAAACTTGAGCTCTTTCTAAGGCGTTACCGCGTAAGAAGTCATCAAGTGCAAAGCGCGTCATTACTGGATTAGGTGTAAAGTCCGGTAACGATAGGCGTTCCTCAATTGCCTTAAGTATTGGGCGAAGTGAGAAATCTACTAATGAGCGCCTCTCGGACACCGCGTTTGAGTAAGTCATAGAAGTCGTTTCGGCGCTCAAGAAGTAGGCAGGTATTCCACAGGCCCGAGCTAATTCTAGTGCTACATATTGACGCGCCTCTGCAAGTTGCATTGATTTA